ACAATAGATTCTGCTAAGTACAAAGAAGCTTTATCCCATCTAAGGGCACTATCAGGGCATAGTCAAGCCTTAGATAAGTTTAAAGATAAGGAAACTCCGGTAGAAAAACTTGCAAAAGAATTTTCAGGTACAGTAGCTGTAGCAAGTGACCCAGCTGTTTTTACTAGAACATATAGTGGTAATAATAAAAAAGGACAGAGTGGTGTAGCTAAATTAGATAAGTATCTTAAAAAGAATATAAATAACGCACTAACGACATTACTTACTGAAGTTAGAAAAGAATTAAAGGAAGAAGACGTACAGATTGAAAAAGAAACTTATGTAGTCCCTGAATTAGAAAAGACTATAAAAATATTAAAAGATGATTCTGTTGACTTTTTTGAAAACACCGACTATGATGAAGATGAATCTGATGAGTAGATTAGATAAATTTTTAGAATTTATGGAAACTGACTTGACTCGAAAGAAAAAAGATGTTAAAGTCACATTAAACAATATGCCTTTTTTAAATAATTATAAAAAATCTAAAGAAGGTAGAATAGAAAATCCGCCGGATAGAAAAACTATAGCGTATGGTTCTAGGAGAAGCCCTAGACCAGACCCAAATGGATATAGGAATCCACCTAATAGGAGGCAACCAGACCCGGAAGATTAATTAAGGAGAGAAATGGTAATACCAGAAAAAGCGAAGCCAGAGATAGTAAAGAGGAAGTTAGCAGGAGCCACATGGAGTAATATAGCTAGATGGGTTAATGATACCTATGGTTTAAACATTCATAGAACTACCTTTCAAAAGTGGTTTGATAGAGATGTTGACTTAGGAGAGATAGATGAAGTAGTAGAAAATTCTATGGATGAGATAGAGACTCCAGACTTTTCTCCTGATACTCACGCCAAATTAACTAAAAAGATTGAAACGTATAAGGGAGAGGCACGTTATTGGAAGAAGGTAGCTGAATCAGCTATTAAACAAGATGCTAAGAGAGACCTTTTAGTTGACGCTATTAAAAAATTCACTCCTTCATATAAATCTGTTAAGAGTTATAAGACTAGGAAACCTTCTGGAAAAATAAAGGGGGATAGTGCTCAATCAGTTATTGCCCCACTTACTGATACTCACATTGGAGATAACGTAGAAGCAGACCAGATGTTAGGCTTAAACGCATATAACATTGATATATTTAATAGAAGATTATATGGTTGGGCTAATCAAGTTTTAAATCTTGTAGAGCTTAGACGTAACTCTGCTGAAGTAAATGAATTAGTTATTCCTATGCTAGGGGACATGATTAGTGGAGACATACATGAAGAGTTAGCAAGAACTAATAATGACCATTGTATGGGACAAATGATTAGAGGAGCTAACTTAATTTCACAAGCGTTGATGTTCCTTGCTCCACACTTCGATAAGATTAAGGTTCCTTGTGTGGTAGGTAATCATGGTCGAATGACTAGAAAACCTCCTATGAAAGATAAGTATATGGATTGGGATTATATGTTATACCAATGGATTGCAGTCTTTCTAAGAGACCAGAAGAACATAGAGTTTCATATACCTAAATCATTTATGACTACTATTAATGTATGTAATAGAGATATATTACTAGCACATGGAGATTTTATAAGTGGTGGTGGAAGTGGGACTGCTATTAATAGAGGGATTAGTAACATGCGAAATGTTATGGCATTCCAGAAAGGTTTAAAAGATGAGGTTATTCAGTTACAAGATAATGTTCTTGAAGGAGTTCCTGATAGATTTGAGTCTGCATTAATAGGACACTTCCATAGAATTGATGAGATAGATATAGGAACTGGAGCAGTACATATCTGTGGTTGCATGAAAGGCGGAGATGAATTCGCTATGCAACGTGTTCAAGCTATCAATAAACCAAGACAATTAATGCTTTACTACCATCCAAAATATGGAGAGATTGGTAAAGAGATTATATATCTAAATAGATATGACAGTTCTACAAAATGCTTTAATGATATAATGCCTGATATCTGGGTAGGAAATTTCTTAGATAACTAGATTTTAAGTATAATAAATACAAAGGAGATTTATTATGCCATCAGAAAAAGCTACTGAAGCATTTATAGCTTTTATAAATGAACTTATAGAAAAGTTTGCTATTCAAGTATATCAAGAATCACAAGCAGCAGTGCCTGTAGTTAGTGGTGAATTAAAAGCCTCTGGTTCTATTAATAAGACTGCTAATGGCATGAAGATTGAATACACAGCTCCATATGCTTCTTTAATTGATGGTCATGGGGATAACTCTACTATGATTTACAGAGGAGGTAAGTCATATAGATTCCCTAAAGCTCCTGCAAGTGCGAGTGGTTTTGTATCTAATACAATTGATACATTAGCCGAAACTATGCTACCCCAATTAATTATGGAAGCTAGTGGTGGGGCAGCAGCACGAACTTATAATTTTTATATTGAACAGTAGAAAAGGATAATTAAAATGGTAGACATAGACAATGTAACTGGAGACCAAGAATGGTTGATAGCTAGACATTCACGAATGGTAGGAAAGATTTTAGACTTAGTAGAGACTGCAATGCCTGAAGGCAAACAATGCGAAAAGCTCAAGAAATTACTTCAAGTACCTCTATACGATTTTAGGAATGACATGTTACGTTTACAAAGCGGTGATGTAGATACTAATATCGTTGAGTAACCCTATATTTTTTTATATTTCCATATAAATTAGTATAATATAAGTGTACATAGATTATAAATATTTATTAAAAAGGTCGGGGGTGGCTTAGACCAACCTTTTTGAGGTCGAAGTATAATTTACAAAAAAACTAAAACTACTTTACAAGGAGGACATTATAATGTCTGACGAAATTCTAAACAGAATTGAAAAGCACATGGAAGGTACACAGCTAGGATTAGCTGCACTATCAGAAGTGTTGCAAAAAATGGATGCAAGAATCGAAAATGAAGAAGAAGTTTCATACGAAATTGCAAAAGAAGAAGAAGAACAGTTAGAAAAGGAAGATTTGGTAAGAGATATTGCTAAGGCAGTATTAATTGAACTTGCTGATAATCCTTTAGGTATGGATGTAGACGGTGAAAAAGTAGAAACCGTTGGTGGTGGAGACCCTACCAAAGGTGCAACTGCTACCCCTAACTACATTGGCGATGCTGATGACTCATCTGAAACTGTTACACCTCGAACTAAGATAGAAGAACAACAAGCTTCTATTCAAGCTGAGGATGACGATGACGAAGATGATGATGAAGAAGAAGAAAAAGCTTACATGAACATGAAGCAAAAAGCTGCCAATGATGAAGACGATGAAGAGGGTTCTGAAGAGTTCCCTAAGAAAGAAAAAGCTATGCACGATGACGATGACGATGATGATGAAGACGATGATGATGTAAAGAAACTGTACAAACAGCTTTCTTCACTTCAGAAACAAATCGCATCATTAGACATCTCTAAAGCTGTGCAAGAAGAATCCGAAACTAGATTGCGAAAAATGGGATTCAAGGAAGAGAATGGACTACAGAAACCGCAATTGATGACTAACCCAACATTTGGAGCAGACGAAACTCCAATTAAAAAGGCTCAAACCGTCAATGACGTAGTAGACCAACTTACAACTTTGTCTTACAAAGAACTGCGAAAAATGCAGGAATTAAAGAGACAGGGTGTAACAGAGAATTTGCCTGATGAAATAGCAAATCTCTAAACTTAACTTTAAACTAGTAAAAACGAGGAGATAAATAATTATGCCTTCACTTAGTGAATACATTGCTCAATCGAATAGAGGACTAAACCAGTCTGTATTCGGTCCTGAGTATTTATCAAAAGCGTTTAATGCTGCAAATACAGGAACTGCTGATGCAATCTTTACGACTACATCTGCGGATAACGTATTTACTTCTACTTTCGGTAGAAAAGTATGGCAGTCATTGAACAACCAAACTCGTTTCTTCAACGCAATCCCAAGAACCGTTTTCGGTAACACCGTTGGTTGGAGGGTGAGAACCGATAGAGGTAGCCAAAGGTCTCGACCTATTACAGAGACTGGTAGTCTACCAGACATCGATGTTTCAAACCTAGAAACAATCTCTAGCTTGCCTAAGATTGTATCAACTTCATTCGGTGCTTCTGTGAAAGCAATGTACACTGCCCAATTAGAAGGTGGTGTAGGGGATGTTTTGGCGTTGGAAAACGAGAACGCACAGCTTGACCACATCAAGGAACTAAACCAAGAGCTATTGCTACCAAACACTGTAGCAAACATCGCTGCTGGTTCAGGTGCAACTGATGGTAACGTAACAGCTGGTACTGACTTAAGAGTCGGTGACACTGTACAATTAGTAGATGCTGGAGCTGCTACAGCTAATAACGTAGCTATCTCAGCAATTTCTGGAACAGACGTAACATTTGGCACATTGTCAGGTACGCCTGCTGCAGGAACTTCTACTGTTGCAGATAACTTCTCAGTTACTGCAAGAGCTGGACTAACTTCTATTGATGACATTGTTCAAATAATTAACAGTGCATCACAAGGAAATGCTGGAGTACAAAGCATGGGTTCTGCCTATGACTTAACTGTATCTACTGCCAGTGCAAAACAAAGAACTTCAGGAAGCTGGAACGCTGCTGCTGCTGTAAAAGGTAACAGTGGAGTTGGAAGAGACCTATCTCTAAACCTACTTGATGACTGTATTCAGTCAATCAGGACTAATGGTGGAGAACCTAAGTTAATTCTTATGGGTCACGACCAGTACTTTAAACTAGAGAGACTACTTAACTCTCAGCAAAGATACATGGGACAGGAAGAGTACCAAGTTGGTGTAGGTTCTGAAAAGACCTTCCCGGGAACTCGAACTGGTCTAGTACTTGCTACTTACCAAGGTATTCCAATACTACCAGATGCAGACACTACTAAATCAGAGGCTGCTTCAGGTGGTTCAAAACTAGGTTCTAACATCTACGTTTTGGATACTGATTACTTAGAAATCGCTGTGGCTCAACCTACTCAGTATATTGAGAACAGAGATTACTTCGCAGCTGAC